AAACATTGCAAATGCGACAATTACATACGCAAAGCTAAATCTTTCTGACAACTCTGTACCTGGCGCAAAAATCGCAAATGGGTCGATCACTTCGACTCAACTCGCATCTTCTGCTGTTGAAACAGCAGAAATCGCCAATGGCGCTGTTACTACAGCAAAGATTGCAGATGATGCTGTCACTGCCGCAAAGCTTGGGCCTGAAGCTGTTGATTCAAGTGCTCTTGGCGCTGGTGCAGTTACAAATGCAAAAATTGGTTCTGCTGCTGTCACTTACGACAAAATTCAGAATGTCAGCGCTACTGATCGACTGTTGGGACGCTCCTCTGCTGGAGCTGGGTCGATTGAGGAGATCCCGCTGACCCCTGCAGGCCGCGCCCTGCTTGATGACGCCGACGCTACTGCTCAACGCGCCACGCTGGGCCTGGGCTCCCTTGCCACGCAGTCAGGCACCTTCTCTGGTACGCATAGCGGCACCACGTCTGGGACGAACACGGGTGATCAGACAATCACGCTCACAGGCGACGTAACGGGCTCGGGAACGGGCTCATTCGCTGCCAGTATCAGCACTGCTGCTGTCACAGAAACAAAGATTGCCAGCAACGCTGTTACAACAACAAAGATTGCCGATGACAATGTTACTTCTGCAAAGCTTGCGGATAACTCTGCTGCAATCGTTGCCGCATCGGTTCCCGCTGGCTCAGGTGCATTTGTTGGTCAGCAGTGGATCAATACTGCTACTGCGATTGAATATACATGGGACGGAACTCAGTGGTTGAGACAGGCTTCTCTAGGTACGATTTCATTTACGGATTCGACGCCGCTTACATTTGCTGTTAGCTACCCAGATGCGTACAGCGCAACAGTTACGGCAACTCTTGACATTCAATCCGCCAATCGCATTTTTGCTGGTCCAACAACAGGATCTGACGCTGCGCCCACCTTCCGCGCAATTGTCCCCGCAGATCTACCAGATGCAACCAGTGTCGCCAAGGGAATCATTTTACCAGGTAGTGGATTAAGTATCAGCAGCGGCACGCTTAATCATAGCAACAGTACGACCGCTGGAACATATACAAAAGTTACCGTTGACGCGCAGGGTCATGTTTCGGCGGGTACGACTTTAATCGCTAGCGACGTTCCTGCGCTTGATACCAGCAAAATTACGACTGGAACGTTTGCAACAGCAATGCTTGCAAATGATAGTGTAACTGCGGCCAAGCTCGCTGATTACTCAACCGCGCAAATTGGGTCATCTCTTCCAACTCCCGATTTCATTGGCCAGTTACATCTGAACCCGCTAGAGCGAACCGTCTACATGTGGGACGGCAACGTTTGGCAGCCTGTTGGTATTACCGCTGGTACCGTTATTTTTGCTGGTACGTATGACGCAAATACCAATCAAATTGCTTCTGTGACGAATGAGGGAAGCTCGCTTGGGTTGAGCGTTGGCAATCCACTACCAGCCGCAAGCACAAACAACCAAAACTACTTTGTGATTGTTGGCAACGCTGGAACTGGTACAAGTCCAGCCCCGACCGTTGGACTGCTTCCGCCGGACCTTGTGCTTTCAACTGGAACAGCTTGGGTGCGAATTGAGTCGTCTGACGCTTACATTGCACAGGTTGCGACTCAGGTTTCCTTCACGCCCGCCGGTCAAATTTCCAGCACCAACGTGCAGGCGGCAATTGAAGAAGTAAGTAGTGAATGCCGCAATGCGACAAATATCACTAGCGGAACTCTTGCTGCAACCGTTGGTGGGACCGGAATTACCACATACGTAAAAGGTGATTTAATTGCTGGCTCGGGGACGAATACTCTTGCAAAGCTGGCGGTTGGCACAAATGGTTACGTACTAAAAGCAAACAGCAGCACGGCTACCGGATTGCAATGGGCCGCCTACGACGCGCTTGTGACTGGTGGTGGCACGATGACGGGAAATCTCGGAATCGGGAGCGCTGCAACAATTGTTTTCGAGGGGGCGACAGATGATACATATGAAACTGTTCTTACGGTTATTGATCCGACCGCTGACAATACAATTTCTCTTCCGAACAGTAGCGGGACAATTGCGCTGACAAGTGATCTTGATGACGGAACTTTTTGAACTTTCTTGATCATTAATATGCGGGGGTAACTTCCGGCCTTCTGGCGTTAAGGAATGTCCAACGCGAATCCCCTGCAGCTTCTTCGTAGCAATACAGCAAACAAGCGCCCCGACCCGACTGCGCTCGCCGATGGTCGCCCGGCCGTCAACACTAACGCCGTGAGCCCTGGCCTGTTCTTCAAGGACAGCGCAGGGAATCTCGTCAAGGTTGGCCCGGTCCATGTGGGTACGACTGCTCCGAATGCCTCCCCGGCCAGCGGCGGCGCTACCGGGAACAGCTTGGGTGAGCAGTGGCTTGACACCACCGGCGGCGTTTATGTGCTGAAGATCTGGGATGGTTCTGCGTGGCGCAGTGAAACAGGAACATTCGTGGACGCAAGTGGCGACACGATGACTGGGGCGCTCGTGATGGACAATCAACAGCAAGTGCGCTTCCGTGAAGTTACAGCAAATGGCACGAACTATATTGCACTTCAGGCGCCCGCATCTGTTGCCTCGGATAAGACAATCACGCTGCCTGACGTAAATGGTACTGTTGTTACGACTGGCGACACAGGAACTGTTACCTCAACGATGATCGCCGATGCGACAATTGTTGATGCAGATATTAGCGCTAGCGCTGAAATTGCAGTTAGCAAGCTCGCCGATGGAACCGCACGTCAACTGCTGCAGACTGACGCCGCTGGCACTGGCGTTGAATGGACAAGCAATGTTGATGTCCCAGGAACACTAGACGTAACTGGTGCAGCAACCTTCGATAGCACCGTTGCCGTTACGGGGGCACTTACAAAAAGCGGTAGCAATGTCGTAACTGTTGGTGATACTGGTACAGTTACATCGACGATGATCCTTGACGGAACTATCGTTAATGCTGATGTGAATGCCAGTGCCGCAATCGCGGGCACCAAGATCAGCCCGGACTTCGGCAGTCAGAACGTCACCACAACAGGCACCAGCACGTCTGCCAGCTTCATCCCCACTAGCAGCGCCGTCCCAACCAACGGGGTCTATCTACCTGCGGCAAACAGCGTAGCCATCAGCACTAATGGCACTCGCAGGCTAATTATTCTTAGCGATGGGAAAGTAGGCTTAGGGGCTGCTTCTGTTCTTCAACAGGGCTCTGGAGTTGATGGTGGAAGCGCAGCAGGCGTTCTTGAACTTTACAACGGCGGCACTGGTAATACGACGCTAGAAAATACAGGCGCCTTTCCGATATTATTCAAAACAAACGGCAGCGAACGCCTGCGCATCACCTCGGCAGGGCTCGTGGGCGTGGGGACTAGTTCGCCTAGTGATCCTTTCCACATCGCTGTTAGCGGTGCGAATTCAGCCAACATTCGTCTTCAGTCAGGAGATGGCCGCACTTATAACGTTGGCTCTACTGGCTCTGGCTATGGCAGCAGCGGTAAATTTATTATTTATGACATTACTGCAGGGGCAGAACGTTTTTGTATTAACAGCTCAGGCAGCGTAGGGATTGGCACTACTAGCCCTGGCGCTTCACTTGACGTGAACGGAAGTGCATTACTTGCTAATAGTAGTTTTCTAGGCTTTGGCAATGCTGATGCGTTGATTCAAGGAAGTTCTGCATCAGGAGCAAACTTTTTGATGTTTAGAACAAACCTAAATGAACGTGCACGAATTGACCATGCGGGCAGGCTCCTAGTGGGCACGTCTAGTGCGCGTAGCAATTACTTCGGAGCAGCTTCAGGGGAGGCTTGTCAGCTTCAAGTAGAAGGAAACGACTATAAAACCAGTGGAGCATCCTTTACCAGCACAAACAACAGTATTGCCGGCTGGGGTCCACACATCGCACTTGGCCGGTCGCGTGGCGGAAGTGTTGGCACTAACGGTCTGGTTAGCAACGGAGACGGAACAGGTTCGATCATCTTTCACGGCAACGACGGATCAAGCTTTATTCAATCGGCCCGTATTGATGCTTTTGTGGACGGCACCCCTGGCGCTAATGACATGCCAGGGAGACTGGTGTTCTCCACTACGGCGGATGGGACGAGTTCTCCGACGGAGCGGATGAGGATTTCAAGCCAAGGCGTAGCGCAAATTACGGCTGTAGACACAAATAGTGCTTCACTTGTTATCAGCGCAAATGCTACTTCTGGCTCGCAATATGGAGTTCTTGTTGCCTCAGCTAATGATCAGAACGCCACTGGGACGTACTTTTTCAGGGGCGTTG